CTAAATTGCCAAAAACATATTCACCACAGACACCAGAACATATACAGAAAAGAGTTGATGCCAGAAACAAAGCGGGGCACTATAAAGATAGAGAAGCAACAATAGAACGAATGTCTATTGCTGCCAAACTTAAACATAGCAAATAATCACTTATACTTTATTTTTTCAACATCAAATGGATAGCTAGCATCACGGTAAAATTCTTTTCGTTTAGTTAAATGCCGTTTGGCAAATTTGCAGTTACTAGTCATATCCCAAATATTCACAAAATCTTTATCGGATGCTTTGCGAACTCCACGGCCGATACTTTGAATAACACGCACAAAACTCTTACCGGGTTCAATCAAAACTACATTGAAGATTCTGGGTATGTTGATACCAACTGCGGCTACACCGTATGTTGCGATAATAATCTTGTTAGTTGCAGTAGCAATGTCATCGTAATGCTCAGTTCTAGTAGTACCCTTAGTTCCTCCTGAAACAAAAACAACATTGTCTTCGAGTACACCTAGTTCTTCTAACTTAAGATGGATAATCTTTCCTGCTTCGATCCTATCAACTAGTACTAATGTATTACCCGTTTCTTTGATAGAAACAATTCGTGAAGTTATAGCATCCATGCGCTTTCCATCTTCCATGAGAAACTTAAGTTCGCTTTGGTAATTAGAGAAGTCTACTCCATCTTGTAGCTGTAAGATATTAACATGACACTTGCTCAGTACACCTTGTTCTTGCAACTCACTAGTAGATAGTTTGTTTATGACTGGTCCGATACTAACAAAAATTGCTTGACTCTCAAACTTTTCTTTTGGTATAGTACCAGTAAGTCCCCATCTGATCGGCACTGTTGCCATTACAGAAGTCAACAATGTTTTCAGTGCATCAGCTTTAGCTTGGTGAACTTCGTCAACAATGACACATACAACACCTTCCAAGAAGTCCATGATGCTAACTTCCGCTTCACCGGCTTTAGTGTTCTTTAGCATAACATTCAAACTTTGCCAAGTGCAAATAGTGTGGGTCTTGTTTATTTCTTTTCTACCACCGTAATACACCCCAACATCAAGTCCTAAGTTAACATAGTCTTTTTCTGTTTGTGTGACCAAACTGGTGTTTGGTACGATGACAATACTTCTTCCGTAGTTTTGAACACTATAACTTAATGCAGCGGTCATGATTGTCTTACCTGCACCAGTTGCAATTTCTTGCAAGGCTTGTGGATTCTTCAAAAAGTTATTAACGATTTCAATCTGATAGTCACGCATCACGATAGGCTGACCTTCGATGGGATGACCTTTGGGCCAAACTATGTGACTGAAAGTGTCTGCTGTTATTTCAGTGAAAGCAAAGTTAGTTTGATAATCCCTAGTGTCATCTAGTTCAATGTCATACCCTGCTCTATCAAGAATAGGTAGAATTTCTTCTAGTAAATTCACATAAGTGCTGCCACCTAAACTGAAATAACTGGTCTTACCATTCCATCTACCAAGTCTCACTGCTGGTAAGAATCTAGCACCTGGAATATCGTATTCAAACTTCTTCATAAGAGCTTTACGCTCTGTAAGTTCAAGCCCCTCTATTTTTACGTTTACTTCATCTTTGAGTATTATTTTACATGTTTTCATCTATTTCCTAAGTCTATTGGTTGAGAGTTCACTAGCTGTATTATTTTTGCTAACTTAATTGGTTCGTATGCTAAGTCAACTGACATTCTGAATCGAATAGCAACTGGGAATTTAAATTCCGTCATGTCTGGTAATTTTTTCATGTCGCTCAAATCATAACATTTGATATCATGATCACCGAGTGCATTCTTCAATCGCATCCTCATGGTAGTCATCGGAGCACCACCTGACAATAACACTGCATCACATGCTAATTCACGCAACCAGGGTATGATATCAGTAACATCATGTAACTCAACTGTTGGATTATATTGAGTAATAAACTTTTCTCGTTCTGAGTATCCTTCAGTGATAGTGTTGTCAATTTCTATTCCGTACCCCACGAGTGTAGCTAGAGTAGTAAGTTCAGTATTTAATGTAATGTGAGCAGTTGCCGCATTTAAGTGTTGATTGCTTGCTACTATTAACAAGTTACCATTTACTTGCATGAGAGTAGGAGTCCAATGAGTTACACTAGCATATTGATTCAACGAATTTATTATCTCAGTCACGATAGGACAGAAAACTACACTTTCAAAGTGAGCATTTGCTAGTGTTACGATTAGCTTTAATCCAGATGAACCAAATGGTGAGTGATAATATTTTTTATCGTTGTCCCATTTAAAATTGTGCGGCGCCGGCTTTGGTGGTGACTTGCTGAATGCTTGCACAAATGTTTTGTTATAAGGAGCCCTAAATATGATATTATCTTCTTCGATTGAGATTCGAGCGTTAGTATACTCGGGTGAGCTTTCTATTACTTTAGAAACCCACGGTAAACGGATCAAGTGTTCAATAAACATCTGATGTTGCACAAACTGCTTATGATATTTACCTACAATTTTGTGCAGTAATTTGACTTGATTAGTTGTTACTTGATTTTTTGTTGAATGAATTTGTTCAAGATTCTCTAGAAATTTAGAGTCGTACCTACTTAATCGTATTTTGGTACGCATAAAATAAATTAATTGTTCTGCTGTTTTTATGTCTACCATCATGTATTATACAATAATCAGAAAGAAAACACAAGTAAGAAAGGAGACTTAAGTCTCCTTTTTATCGAAACGGACTTATTGACATTGCCGTTACGCACACTGCAGGGTTAACCTTTTATTGACACTTCACACCTTTGCCAAGTTCATCCATTACTTGGCGAGTATGACCTTCTTGTCCGATGATGAATTTATAGCCATCAATGCAGCGCATTTCAGTCAAACCATTGATACCATAGCTAACTTTGTTTGTGCTAGTTACTCCCATGATTACATTGACTACAACCATACTAAGTAGAATGATCATGACAATTACAATCATCAGTTCAACAGAAGTAAAACCCTTTTTCTTAATCATTTTATTTAGCCTTCATGCAAGTTGCTTTAGCCAGTTCACGCCAGTTGTTGGGGCTGATCTTAACTAAGTCTGCAACTTTCAATGCCATACGCAATGACACTTCACGCAATTTAGTATGATTGTCCCACATGAACTCAATCACGGTATCTGCTTGCTCTTGTGTGAAGTCGTAGTCAGAAAACAAACCACCATCAGCATCACGATGCACTTGCTTGATACGCAACATTTTATCACGCTCAGTATCAATAGTCAGGTCCAGATAGTGACAACGAGATTGCAATGCATCCAAGTGTGCTTTGATTTTGTTGCTACGCTTGTCAGAAAAATTCAAGTTAGTGATGAAAATCACAGAGCCGTTGAAGTTGAAAGTATTTGGGATACCTTCTTCACGCAAGATACGAGAATCTTTGTTCCAAGAAATGCGGCGAGTCTTGCCCGAATCCAATGCACCTTTCAACACATTCAATGCATCCTGATCTTCCCAAACATCACAGTCATCAAACACTAGAACATTTTTACTGTCGCTGTATTTGTACAGTGTTGCGAACAAGCCAATGCCAGACATTGCACCTTTGACAATTTCAAAACGAGGGCGCTTGCCTGTGATTTTGTCAAACATACTTGCTTTTTCCATTTGCAAAGAAACACCGTGACTCTTGCCGACACCTGGAGGGCCTGACACAATCATAGCACGAATATCACCCGCGATACATGCACGAGACATTTCATCAAGCACTGCAAATCGTGAGCCAATACGATTCATGGCATCTTCTTCAGTCTCTTTGACTGTTTCAACTTTTTCTGACACTTGTTCACCATTCAAGAATTGAATATCTTCAATGCTATTGACTAGCACTTTGGGAGTAGCAATGTTATTTGCAAACTGACCCTCGTTTTTGACAGTCACGTAGCTGCCTTTTTTGCTTGTTTGAAACCCTTTGACAAGAGTAAACACTTGATCAACTACTGGCTGATTACGATAAGAACCTGAAACGATGCGAATTGTAGACATGTACTAACTCCTGTAATTAACTGTTTAAGATTCTATTATACACCCAAACTGATTAAATGTCAATCTTTCAGTAGGTATCTTTGAAGATTGTAAACTGATCTTCGGGGTATTTTTCCTTGAACTCATCAGATTTGATGAATGCATCAAGGTCCTTTGCGTTGAAGAACACCTTGTTGAGAACGCTTTGCAGCTTACCTTTTGGGCTAACTGTAAGATAAACTGATTTTGCTTTGCCTGCCATTGAGTGTTCCTTGCTGTTTAAGTATCTATTATATCACCGAACTGATTAATCGTCAACCTTATTTTTTAGACACCTTCTGCTTTGCTTCCTGTACTGCAATTTTTCCTGTGTAGGAAGAATTTGCATAATGAATCATCCCCGTAGCTGTGAAAACAATAGTACCGCCGGCTGCTGTTTTGATAGAAGATGTTTTCATATAAAGATTCCGTTGTGTTGAAGAAGTACATAGTATACTACAGGTCTGATTTAATGTCAACTAATTGTTATGTCTTCCATACCTGCTGCTCGTAAACGAACCACATGTCCCAACATAAAGTTTTTTGATTCTAGACCCTTGATGATGCCTAACCAACGATTACGCAATAATGCAAGTTCGTTAATTAGTACTTCAAAGTCTACAACTTCGTCTTCGCCATCTACATACTTTTCAGCATCGCGGCTTGTCAACTGTCTGTTGTACGCTTCTAAGTATTTTTGAAAATGCTTTCGGCGTATCTGTCGTAGTTTGATGTTTAGATAATTGAGTACCGCTTCAACTTCTTGTAGTTGATTAAAGCGGTGCTCAGTAACACCCGGTAGTGCAGCAATATTCCTCTCAACATTACCGTAGACTTTAACATCATTTTTAGCTGAAAATAATTCAGTTTC